CAACGTGGTAAGTTCTTTCGAGTCCACCAATAAATTCTTCTACGTTTGTTTGTTCATAGGCAAGGCCTAGATTGTCAAGGGTTCTAGATAACTTCTGTATTGCTGCATCATCTTCAGCAAAAGCCTTAACCGATGCAGTTGCGTAACGGAAAGCCTTTTGCGCTCCAGCCAAACCAATATAAGCCTTAGCAAGCGACTTAACTCCTGCTTGAAGTCCCAAAACATCTTTGTTGGCTTTACCGAAGGCTGCTTTGCCTTTGTATTCGGCACCAATGCCAATCATTAAATCTGTTGTTGCCATTATCGACCTACCCTTGCTCTAAACTTTGCGGCTGCGCCTTCAATGGCCTTAATTACTGCTGCGTTGGTCTTGCCACCATCTTCAGCCCATGCACGATAAATCAAGCGGCCTTTCATATAACGCCCACGTCTGCCAGATCCTGTGCGTGTGTTGCCTTGAGCAATCGGGCTTGCGTTCTCTAACGCTCTAATGAATTGCGCACCGGCTTGAGGATTGTTTGAGTGGCTAAAGTTTTTGTTAGTTCTAGGAGTGCCTTTAGGAGCCTTTTGCATACCGTTAGGGTTCTTGCGACCAGCAGTTTCAAAGATAGCACCTGAAGCAGTCTTGTTAGCAATGGAAGCTGCGTAAGAGAAGCCGCGTCTGTTTGGCTTAGATGGTGTGGTCTTATAGCCAATACCTCTACGCATTAAGGTTGCGTTATAGATAGGCCACTTGCCTGTTTTAGAATCACCACGCCAATGCGATGGTGTGAAGTCTGAAGGAATAAAGCCGCGTGCCTTTTTAACAATAGGCTTTAATACGTCAGCTACTTCATCTTGCAATTCTTTGGCTAAGTCAGGTTCAAACCTACGAAGGGCGGTGCGAAGTTGGCTAGCGCCTTTTAGCTGCGTTGCCATCCTTTAACTCCTTCGCCCGGTCTTTCATTGCCATTAAATACGTTTTGAACATTCGCACATCCATATCTATGAAGGATTGTGCAGGAATTCCCGTCTCTAGGCTCATTCGTGCAATGAGGTAGTGAAGGGAATCCCTAGTTAGTCCAAAGGGTCATCATCAAGAACTTCCACACGAACCAGAGTATCTAAGAACTCTGCGCCAAAAGGCTTAACAGTTTCTCCCGATCTACGGATGCACTCCCAGGCTAACCAATATACGTCAGTCTGCTTCTCATCCTCACGGAAGGCTTTGTGTAAGCCTTTCTTTGCGTATGCTTCAAATGCGAACTCTATTGCTGGTGTGATTGTGTGAGTGGTATCGCTACCATCCACCCTTATTATTCTTAACTTTGCCATGTTAGCCCTTTTCTGTTAGTTGTTTAGAATGTGCCTGTTGTTGCTAAAGCAGTTGTGCTGTTGCAAGTAAAGGTAATGTCAAACATTGCTTCATCTGCTACTGCGCCGCTGATGTCTGGAATGTTGTCAATAAGGATTGTGCCTGTGTAAAGTTTGTTTGTTGCTGATACTGATGCAACCTTATCTTGAACCGCTGAGAAGGCTACGGTTGTGCCGTATGCAGTTTGTAGAGTAGCAAGGACTGAACCTGCTGCTGTATCGTTCAAGAATGATACTGTGATGGTGTCAGCTGAAAGTCCGGTAACGAACTTGTGGGCTGTGTCTCCCATTGCAGTTACTTCTAGTTGGTCTGATTGGCGGTTTAGTGTGAAGGCTGTAACGTGATCTGATAGATCAACTGTTGCAATCTTAAAGCCAACTTTGTTGTTTAAGAAAATTGCCATGGTTTATTCCTCATCTTTCGTGGCTGGTGCCTTAGGGGCTGATGGTTGAACTTGACCAATCTTTTTAAGAAAAGCCAAATCCTCAGGTGTTAGATTAGTCATTGTTTAACTCCAACTCGTAAGTAGGCTCACGCGGATTTCCGTAGTGAGTAGGTCTCCAGCTGTTGTATCAACAGATACCCCAGACACAGAGCCAATGTTATAGTTTAGCGAAGATGCTGCTAGTTTAGTAAATACATCAACAATAAAGGTTTCCATGTCTTGCAATGAACCTTGATTGTCTAATAGTGGAAGATAAAGTTTAATTCTGAAATTAGCCAAAGGTGCAACGGTAATGTGTTGGTTGTTGCTTGGCACAATGTAAGGATCATCAGGTTCTACAACCACGCTGTTGGCCAACGGTGAGGCAGGCGGAAAAGAGAATACCTGCCATACCGTTGGATTACTTAAAGCCGTTGCAATGGTAGAACGGAGAGTTGTGACGGCAACTGTCATCCGACTAGCCCATTAGGGTTTAAGTAATTCGCAAGCAAACCTCGCACGCGTGCTAAGAGCGTGTTTCCGAGCCTATAAGGCGACAAACTTATTCCGTCAGGTGAAACTCCACCAGCGTTTGAAAGTTGTCTTGCTTGCCATATATCCACGGCAATCATAAGTGTTGCTTCTCTTACTTCTGGAACTGTTGCAAAGTCAATGTTTGTGCCAGCTGCTACTGTGGCAAAAGGTTGGATAGGGTTCTTCACTTGATCTGAACCTGTTGCTGCGTAGCTGATTGAATAGTTATATGCCGTCAAGGAATAGTTCTGATAGTTTAGGGCTGATACCTGAAGTGCGCCGTTAATTTCAGTAATTGTCTTTGTGCCGTTGAACGGAGAACCGGCATTGGTAATAGTTACGCTCTGGCCGACATACATTCCGTGTGGTTGCTGGAAGTAAAGTGTGGCCACGTTATCTGTAAGGCTTCTCGCTGCTGCGTAATAGTTATTGAACCATAGATGCCCTTTGATGATGTTCTCAGCTGCTTGGCAAACTTCTTCAACAACTGAATTATCATAGAGAGTGCCGATACCTAGAACTGTGCGCAGTTCTGCTTGGGTAACGTATGTGGCTGCCATGATTTCCTCTCTAATTAAAATTGTGGGGGCTAAGGGCTACAAAGCCCCCACAACACTATTGCTAAGTGTGGGTTATGCAACCATCCACTTGTATGCGCCTGCTGCAACTTTAGTTGCGATTGCGCCGTAGCCGTAGTAGGCAACGTTGATTTGACCTGAAGCGATAACTGCTGCTTCTAGTTTGAATGTTGGTGACTCATACCATGTGTATGACTCTGGGTTTACAACGATGATTGTTCCATCGCCTGTTCCTGATAGGTTTCTGTCAACGTATAAGTTCAAGCCGTTGATGTTGCCTTGTAGTGAAGTAGGTGCAGCGTTACCGCCAGCGTTCATTGGTGCTACTGCTGTGTAGATTGCGCGGTTTGTTGAATCAACAAGACCCATGATTGCGCCCCATTGGTCTGGAGACACGATGATGTTTTGTGCGAATCCTAATGTGCCTGAGTAAACAGATACTGCTGCATCTGCTACGAAGTCAAGAAGGTTAGCTGCTGACATTGTGCGGTTTCCACCGTCTGTTGCTGCTGCTGCAATTACTGTTGCTACGCGTGCATCTGTTGCCTTTGCGTATGCGAATTCCATGTTCTTAACAAGTTCAGCAAAGAACGCTGGGCTTGAACGATCAAGGATTTCAACTGAGAATGTTTGTTGTCCAGCGAACTTTTGCACTGCAACTGAAAGATAAGCATCATTCAAATCTGTGTCTGATGGTGCTGCTTCTTCAGCTGTAACTGCAACTGTTGGAACCTGTGAAATCTTAGGGATTTCAAAAGTCATACCTGCATCAGGTAGAACTCCACGTGAGATTGCGTCAATAAATGGGCGATCTGCGTTAGCAAGTGGGTTGATAACTTCTGTTAGCTGACGTGTTGGAACAAGTCCAGCGTTGTCTGTTGTGTTGGCTGCTGCTAGGAGATATTGACGAGCATTGTCATCTCCGAGTTTTGCACGAACTGTGTTCTCTAGGAATTTTTCCTTTGTGAACTCTAGGCGTGGAGCAGTATACATTGCTGCTGTTACTGTTGGGCGTGAGGCTTCAACCGCAGGGGTTTCTACTACAGCCTCAGGTGCTACGGCATCTGGAGTATCCAAGATGGCCTCACTTTCTGATTGTGGGATTTCGGTTAGTGCTTCATCTTCGGTTTCTGCCGCTGATGCTGCAACGCTAGTTACTGCTGCTGAGTCGAACGCAGCTGCTTGCACAAGGCTTGTTTCAAACAAGCGTGCTGATTGGACATACAACACGCCGTTACGTGGTTGCGATGCTAGAACTTCGACTCCAACACTCAGCCCTGAACGAAGGCCGTCTGATGCTTCGATTAGTGAGTCTGTTCCGCGACTAGTGTTGGAGACCTTAAAAGATGCGTAAACGCCATTAGGTGTTTCATTGAAGGATACGGCTTTGCCGATTGGCTTCTTGGCATCGTGTTCTAAAAGTAATTTTGACTTGCCTGGTTCTGGCAGTTGAATTGAACCTTGTTCAAATACAACTTTGCCGATTGAGGTGTGTCCGATTTCGCCATCGTAAGGCACAATCTTGCCAGAGATTAGTCTGCGGCCTTGATCGCACTCAATATCGCTACTGAAGGTTAATTGCATCTGATGCACTTCCGTTCGGTGATAGTTCTTCCATTGCCATAGCATCCTGGGTTGTGATTAAACCAAGTGCCAACATTTTTTCAATTACGGCTAGGCGTTCCATTGGGTTAGCACGCAAGAAGCCGGAATCTAAATCGAAAGATATGTATTGAGTTGAAGGCGTAATGTCATTCATTGACAAACGCGCTTCGATTGCAGAGATATAAGGTTGCAAAGATAAAGATACAAACTGGCGGCGTTCATCTTGCACGTTTGCATAAGTCATGCTGTTGTTCATGTCTGCTGAGATGTAATACGCAGGCACGTTCATCAACCGGGCAATTTCAGTTGCCATGTATTGCTTGGCTTCGTTTAGCATCATGTCTTTAGGTGAGAATGATGCAGGTTGAAATTCTAGTGTGCTTGTAAGGTAAGCAGTTGAACGATTGTTACGAGCATTGCGCCATGCAGCTAGTAACCCCTGCACTTCGTTCTCGCCTAAGTCTGCACCAGTGTTTTTTAATACGCCAGAAGGCATTGGAGTTGCAGCTGCTACTGCGGATGCACGATCTAAATCAAGTGCAGCAGTTAAAGTGCGTGCGCCTGTTTGCAATATGCCGTCAGTCATGCTTTGGAATGTGACAAGTGAACCAATACCGGACATTGGTCTAACTGTGCCATCTACTTGATAGCCTTCAATAAAAGTATTTGTTTTGTTGTATTTAGGAATGACGCGAGAGTTAGCAACCCAGTTGAATCGTGCCGGGTATCCATTGTCTGCATACACTTCGGTAATTTCCCAGTAAGCTACGCCAAAGAATAGAAGTGAATCTACTGTATATGCCATTGTTACGGCATAAGGTTGATTGTGAGAAGGTTGATCCATCCACGGAAGTTTTGGTAAATCTTCATCGGTGCGCTTTAATTCTAAAGATAATTCCATTGCTGCGATTGTGTTGCAGATTAAGTTACGGCAACGGCTGACAGCTGGTATAGACATCGCTGAGATGCGGTCTATTGAAAGTAAGTTGTAAGGGATTTGGTATTGGTAGGTGTCGGCCATAACAGGCGGCGCGTATTGCGCTTCAATTATTGCTGGCTTGCTAAAGCGAGAGAATAAACCCATACACCAACCTTACCCTAGTTGGCAAGTATTGTCTCATTATTCAAGACGCGTGTCAAACATATATTTGAGGTGTTGATTGAGGTTTTGTCAAGTAGTGGACAATCATCGCTGAGCAGATTGCGCTAGTGACGTCTCCAGCAGACTTGCGTCTTACAATTCGCCATCCTGCATCATTCGTCTTAGCACCTACCGAGAACCAAGATTCTGTCAGCTCTTTCTGGCCAGAGTGAACTAGGCGAACATTGACAAACGCATCTAATATCTCACCACAGGCCTGGTAGAAAGATTGGCCTGAGCAATCTTCTAATTTTTGCCCAGATTGCTGCAATCTTTGAGCAATAGAAGCTGTGGCGTATTTGTCATACATAATTACACGCGGTTTGAACTTTTGCGCCCATGCGTGGACATCTGCCGCCATCTTTAGATCATCTATTGCCACATCGCTAGTCCAAAGCTGCATAAGCCCTAGTTCTATCTTTCCTGTGGCCTGATTTAACTTGCCAGCCAATAATGCACCAGATCGTTTAGATGGAGATACGTCTATGGCAAATACGATATTGCCACCAGGTGTAATTTGGAGTGTTGAGTCAGAAGTATCGCTGACCATCTGAGTTGTGAAGGGTGAGGTCATAGAATCGACCCACTGGCAAAGCATTTCGGTTCTTGTATTGTTAATTGGGTTTGTTGCTACTGCTTCTTCCAGCGTCTCCTCGTCAATGAGTTTGCCGAGAGAAGGGTTAGCCATAGCCCAAGCATTACGATCATCAACCTTGCAATGCGGTGGCGCAGAATACTCATACCAACCAAGTGTAGGCGATGGATATGACAAAGCACGCTCTCGCAAGTCGTTCAACACGATTGAATAAGCATCTCCGGCATTTGAGCAGACTAAAGTCTGTCCGCCAGTAGCGCGAGTAGTTGGTCTGGCTGCTTTCCAACCTTCTTCCGATATTTCACGCAACTCGTCAATGAATAGGAAATTAGCAGTAAGTCCACGTGAGCCGTCTCTGGTCGCAGCTACAATCTGATAGCGATTGCCTTTGAGTGTGGTTATAGATTCCTGGCCATTAGCGTATCTGATCTGTTTTACCTGGTCTTTGAGGAAATCATTATCCATAATCGCATTGGCAACCTGCCTAAAGGTATCTAAGGCCATATTCCGGTTCGATGACATACCAATGACCATCTTTGAGTCCCAAAGAAACAAATGAGCCAATATGAGCATGCGGGCTAAATGAGTCTTGCCATTTTGGCGTGCAATGAGCAATCCCATGGTTTTGCGCCTGAATTCGCCCTTAGCATCAACTCGCAACATATCTTCGAGGACAAGTAGCTGCCAATCGAGTAGCGGCATACCGATTTTCTCAGCTAGTTCAGCAACCTCGCCTACTTTAGATGCGCCCTTTAAAAAAGGCGTGCAGATACGCGGTTTTATCGCTCCGACCAGGGGTTTCTTTTTTGCCCCAGTCCTCGGCGGTTTAGGTTTGGTAGTCATCAGGTAATGACGGGTTTGGTTTCGGTTACGAACGGATTCTCAGGAATGACTGAGGCTGCTCTTGGAGAGAGATTGCCTTG